CGAGACCGCGACGCCGGACGGCTTCAACATCAAGGTTGTCGGCCGCATGAACCGGAAGGTCGATGCCGACAAAGCCCAGGAGATCGCGGCCGAGCATGGCATCGAGGCGCATCTCGCCACGATCTTCCGGTGGAAGCCCGAGATCGATGCGAAGGCGTGGAAGTCCGCGCCGGACAGCGTGACCACGCCACTGCTCGCAGCGATCACCACGACACCGTCCCGCCCTAGCTACACCATCACCAGGAAGGAGTGAATATCATGGCTTTGCTCAATCAATCGTTCCGCGCTGACGACCTGCCCCCGTCTGGAAATTACGACCCAATTCCGGCCGGCAAGTATCAGGCCAAGATCGCCGAGGCCAGCGTCGGCCTGACGAAGTCCGGCACCGGGGAATACATCAAGGTCCGGTGGGACATCCTCGGCCCCGCGCACCAGGGGCGCGTCGTGTTTCAGAACCTGAACATCCGCAACCAATCGTCAGCCGCCGAGGAGATCGGTCGTCGCCAACTCGGCGAGATCATGCGCGCGATCGGGCTCGCAGCGGTGCAGGACACGGACCAGCTGGTCGGCGGCGAGGCCGAGATCAAGGTCGCGGTGAAGCAGTCGGACGAATACGGCCCGCGTAACGAGGTGGCGGCGACGATGCCGCTGGCCAAGGGGCAGCTGCCGCAGCCGGTGTCGGCGAGCAAGCCCGCCATGTCTGCGCCCGCTGCTGCGCCGTCTCGCGCCGCCCCGCCCTGGGCTCGTAAAGCCTGAACGAAAATGGGGCGGCAGCGGTGAATTGCTGCCGCCCCAAGTCTACAGGGAGGAGGACACTGCATGGCAACAGTTCCCGAGGCCAATCATAGCACTACCGCGCTCATTGACAAGCACCACGAGGCGATGGCTGACGATCCGCATCGCGACCATCTCGGCGCGTCGATGCTCGGGCATAAATGCGAGCGATATCTGTGGCTCAGCTTTCGCTGGGCATTCCGCGAGCAGATCCCCGGTCGCATCCGGCGGCTGTTCCGGCGCGGCCACAACGAAGAAGCATCGATCATCGCGGATCTGCGCGCCATCGGATGCGTGGTTCATGATCGGATGCCAGACGGACGCCAGTATCGCGTCGAGCTTGCGCCGCATGTCGGTGGATCGCTTGATGCCATCATCGACAGCGGCGTTCCAGAGGCTCCAAAGGCGCGGCATGTGGCCGAGTTCAAGACTCATGCGCGCAAGTCGTTCGATGACCTTGTCGCGAACGGCGTGGCGAAATCCAAGCCGCTGCACCATGTCCAGATGCAAGCCTACATGCACGGCATGGGGATAGAGCGCGCGCTCTATGTGGCGGTCTGCAAAGACGACGACCGGCTGCACGTCGAGCGCATCGAGCGCGATAGAGCCGTGGCCGAGAAGCACATCGAGCGGGGCGCGAGGATTGCGCTGGCCGAGCGGATGCCGCCCGGTATCAGTGATGATCCGTCATGGTACGAGTGCAAGTTTTGCCCGGCCCACGACATGTGCCACGGATCACGCAAGACCAGGGAGGTCAACTGCCGAACGTGCGCGCACTCGACGCCCGGCGGCGACGGGCAATGGCGCTGCGCGCGGTGGGGCGACGAGACGATCCCGTCGGACGCGCAGCGCATCGGCTGCGGGTCGCATGTGTTCCACCCTGATCTGGTGCCGTGGAAGCTGCACGACAGCGGCATCGAATGGGTGGCGCTATGGGAAATCGACGGAGCAATGGTCGCCAATGGCGAGGCGGATGCGAACGTCTATTCCAGCCGCGAGATCCTCGGAGAGACCGATGCTGCGTGAATATCAACGCCGCGCCATCGACATGCTCTATGCGTGGCTCGAAAAGAACGCCGGTCACCCGTGCCTCGTCTTGCCGACAGGCTCGGGCAAGAGCCACATCGTCGCGGCACTGTGCAAGGACGCCGTTCAGAACTGGCCCGAGACGCGCATCCTCATGCTCACGCATGTGAAAGAGCTGATCCAGCAGAACGCCGAGAAAATGCGCCAACACTGGCCCGGCGCGCCGCTCGGGATCTACTCGGCCAGCTTGCGTCGCCGCCAGCTTGACGAGCCGATCACGTTCGCCGGCATTCAATCGATCATCAGTCAGATCGACAAGATAGGCCATGTCGATCTGGTCATCATCGACGAGTGCCACCTCGTCAACCACAAGGAACAGGGCAGCTATCGTGTGCTGCTCGATCATCTGGCGAAGGTCAATCCGGCCTTGCGCGTGATCGGTCTCACGGCGACGCCGTATCGCCTCGGGCATGGCATGATCACCGATGCGCCCGCGTTGTTCTGGGATCTGATCGAGCCCGTCAGCGTCGAGGAACTGATCTACAAGGGATTCCTCTCGCCGTTGCGATCAAAGGCGACAGCAGCCAAGATCGATGTCGGCGGCGTCCACAAGCGAGGCGGAGAATACATCGAGGCCGAGCTACAGGCCGCAGCCGATACCGACGCGCTGAACACCTCGACCGTCGATGAGGTCATCGCTCGATCCGAGGGGCGGAAAGCGTGGCTGTTTTTCTGCACCGGCGTTCGTCACGCTGAGCGCGTGCGCGACGAACTGCGGAAGCGAGGCATCACGGCAGAATGCGTGCTTGGCGACACGCCGCCAGCCGAGCGTGACCGCATCATCTCTGACTTCCGCGCTGGCCGAGTTCGTGCGTTGACCAATGCCAATGTTCTGACGACCGGGTTCGACTATCCAGACATCGACCTAATTGCCCTGCTGCGGCCGACATGCTCACCCGGCCTCTACGTCCAGATGGTCGGTCGCGGAATGCGGCTGAAGAGCGAGGCCAAGGACTGCCTTGTCCTCGACTTCGCGGGATGCGTGGCGACGCACGGCCCGATCATCGCAGTGCAGCCGCCGCGCAAGCCGGGGAAAGGTCCAGAGGAGAAGAAAGCCCCGACAAAGACATGCCCAAACTGCGACGAGGTGGTGGCGTTGTCCGTGCGGAAGTGCCCGGTCTGCGACCATGAATGGCAGATGCAGCCGGTCAAGCTAGAGTTGCGCGACGATGACATCATGGGCCGGGACGGCAAGACGATGGCCGTTAAGGCCTGGGTGTGGCGAAAGCATGTAAGTCGGACAAGCGGAAAAGAGATGCTGGCCGTCTCATATTATCCAGTTATTTCAGTCGCGCCGTTTGTGGTTGAATATCTGCCCGTCATGCACGACGGATATGCAGGGCAGAAGAGCCGAGGCCAGCTTATGAAGATGGCGGCGAGCGCCGGCCTTGACTGGAACGAATGGCTTAAGGGCGATTTGCCAAATGATGTCTGGGGGATCGAAGACGTGGCGCGCATGTTGTCTAGCGCAACGCCGCCGCGCGAGATCGAGTATCGGCAGGACGGAAAGTTCTTTCGGGTGATCAAAAGGAGATGGGAACGTGACGAAGCGACCGCCTGAACCGGAAGTCTTGAAGGCGTGGCGCAAGCGCGTCCAGGAGCCGCAGCCCAAGATCTGCTGGACATGCGAGAAATACAGCCTCGATGGCATCTGCCGATTCTACGAGGCCGCACCTCCTGCTGATTTCGCAGAGCAGCCAGGAGCGTGCTCGCAGCACGAAGACGACATTCCGTTTTAGGTGGCGGGAGCGACCATCGCCCTTTGCATGGTAAGCCGAGGGAGGCGTTGACGCGCCGAAGCGCGCTGGACCGCTTGAGAGGCGCGGCCCGCCGGCCGCGCGCAGGGAGGAGCCTCGGCCCGTCTTGTCAGATATCGAGGCGCAGCTGCACGCCCAGCCGGTCGGCGTAGAGCCGGACCAGCGCGAGGCGCGCTTCCTCTTTCTGTCGCCGCTTCTCGCTGTGGCGCATCTCCACGACCTTGACCAGCGCGCCGCCGTCGTAGCCCGCCGCCGTCGCTTCGGCCTTGATCGCCGCTAGATCTTCGCGCGCATCCTCGACGGCCTGGATCGACTTCTCGATGCGGTCGGCGAAACGGGACAGATCGTCATTGGTCATTGTGCATTTCCTCAAGGGTTATCTCGGCGCGAGGGTTCTCGCGGTCGAGGTGGTGATACAGGTGCATCTCGCGCACCTGGCGGTCGTTCTTGTAGGCGATATCCTGGAGAGCGTCCAGTATCAGCGAGACGTCAAGATCAGGACGCCGCGATGCGTAGTAGACATCCGCCGTCATGCGAAGGTCGCCCTCCAGCAGCGGCACCAGCGGCGGATGCGTCGCCTTCACGACGGCGACGTAATCGAGCGCCTTCTGGCTTTTGATCAGCCGCGCCTGTCCTCGGATCGTGACGAGACGGCGGCTGTTCGCCTTCGATGCCGGCTCGCCGTGCAGGATCAGTCGCACCGACCGCATCATTCCTCGTTGCCCGCCGCCGCGAGGCGATGCGCAAGCGCGATGTAGCCCGCCGCATCGACGTAGTCGTCGCGATTGTATGTGCCGGTCTGCGTGCGAGCGAGCTTGAGGAGCGCCATCATGATCGCGACGTCGTGCGGCGTCATCTGCGCGTCGCGCGATACGCGGCACCACGCATCCCAGAGCGTCGCGATATTGGCGAGGTTGTCCTCGGCTTTTCCATGTGTGCGCTCGCGATCCGCCGAGATGATCTCCTCGGCTTCGCGCAAGATGCTGATTGCTTTCATTCTGCTAGCCTCATTGGTTGGACATGGTAGCCGCCCTAGCCTAAAGCACTGCGATTGAATGAAGAAACGGCGACGGCATCAACGTCGAGATTCAGACTGGATTGCAACGATTGCAACTCCCAGCGCGCGGTTGCAAACCACTTCCGCCCCGGTTCGTCGCGCTCGTCGTCATTCATAATTGCTCTTTCCGCCGCCACGATTGACCGCAAACGTTGTGCCGCGCTCTCGCCTCGTCCTGCGTCGAGACGAGCAGACTGCCGAGAGGCTGATTCCGAGAGCGGCGGCTATCTTTTCCTGGCTCTGCCCGTTCATCGTGCGGCGTCTGATCTCGGCGTCGTCGACGGGCTTGGAGGATTTCGCTGGGGATTCGTTATAGATGCCCGGCGACGCCGCCGCCATCAGCGCAGCACTCGATCCGCACGGAGACCGCGCAGGAGGCGGGGCTGCTCGCCAGAGGATGCGCGGAGCGGCGAGACTGCGCGGGTGGTCCTCGTACTCGATCTCGCCGGCTTGAGCGCGCCACCGTTCGTCCGGCTTCTCGTAGTTGATCGCCACCTCATCTGCCCGGTCCGGA